TTTGCGGCGGCGGCCGCCGTCCAGGGAGCCAGGGGCGGCGTTGATATACCTGAGCGAGATTTACCAGGGGTGAAGAGGCACCTGGGCCGCTACTATGAGAAGATGGGCCGGGTGCCGCCTTGGGAAGAGAAGGCCAATCCTGAGCCGGATCATACCACTCAGGACAGCAAGCCGTTTGATGTTGAACACTTGCTGGATGAGGCCATAAGCGAAGCCAAAAAATTATTGGAGGTGTTGAATCATGGATAAAGTGCAAGAGCTTCAAGCGTTGATTAAAGAACTGCGGGAGAAGTTTGAGGAAAAGCAAAAAGGTTTGTTGTCGGCGGCTGAGTTTAAGGAGTTTGAGGCTAAGGTTAATGAGCGGATTGATCAGCTCGAAACGATGATTAAACGGCCTCCAATTTCCAGCGAGAGCAAGGAAGACAAGGAGCCTAGCAACAAAAAAGCGGCATTTTTCCGCTTCATGCGGGAGGGAAAAGGTGCGCTGTCTCCTGAAGAGAAAAAGGCGCTTGTTTCGGACGATACGGGGCAAATTCTCATTCCTGAGGAGCTTGAAGCAGAGATTTATAGGGAACTGCCTCAGATCAGTGTTATGCGGGGGCTTGCCACTGTACGCACAACCAATAGCAACAGGGTGCGGCGGCGTAGCCTGACCGAGGTGCAGGTGGGCTGGGGCAAGCTGGAAACAGGTGCGGATTTAGTCGAATCGGATTTGGTACCCAGCGAGGATTACATTTACATTGAAGACCTCTACGGGCTGACCAAGATCGGTGAAGATGAGCTGATGGACACTGATGTGGCGTTGGAGAGCATTGTGGTGGACTCTTTCAGCAGAGCGGTAGCTGAGGCCGAAGATAACGCTTTTATCGCCGGTACAGGCCACAGCAATGGACAGCCTGAGGGTATTTTAAACGGCAACATTGTTGAAAGGGTTGACGCTGGGCAAGGCGGCGCTATTACAGCAGATGATATGTTGAAACTCATTTATGAGGTGCCTGCCCAGTACAGACAAAACGGCGTATTTATCGTTAATTCCAAAACGGAGCTTGCTTTGCGGCTGTTGAAAGACAGCAATGGCCAGTATCTGTGGCAACCCTCTTTGCAAGCTGGGCGACCCAACACTTTTGCGGGCTACCCCATCTATAACCAGGAAGCCGTGCCCGATATTCCAGAAGCAGGCAACGCTGGAGATGTGGCCATTTTCGGCGATATTCGGGCAGGCTATCAGATCAGAGACCGCATGGGCTTGAGCGTTCAGCGCTTGGTGGAGCTGTACGCTGAGAGCGGCTTGGTAGGCTTCAAAGCGCACTTCCGAGTAGGCGGCGGCGTAGTGCGGCCCAACGCCATCAGGGTTTTGCGGGTGCCTGATGCATAAGGGGGAGCGCTATGAGGATCAGGATTTTGCGGAGCTTGGCCACCACCAGCCGGGTTTATTCGCCTGGCATGGTGGTGGATGTTGATGATAAAACAGCTAGGGCCTGGCTGAACGCTGGGGCGGCAGAGCTGGACAAGAGTTTGGATGGCCCAGCGGAGGTGAAGCAGGATGATCCTGCGGCTGATAGCCCCACCGACACAGGAGCCGGTGACGGTGGAGGCGGTCAAGACGTACCTGAGGGTGGACAACGAAGAAGAAAACGGAACGCTGGAAAATCTAATTAAAGCGGCCCGTGAGGTGTTGGAACAGTACACCTTGCGGGCTTTTTTGCGGCAAACGTGGGAGATGATTTTGGAGCGGCCAGGCAGATATATCTATTTGCCGAGGCCGCCTATCATTGAAATTGAGGAAGTTGTGGCAGGCGGCAAGCCGCTAGAGCCTGGCCAGTATGAGCTTTTAGCCAAAGAGTTACTGGTGCTAAAAGCAGTGCCAGGGGATGAGTTGCGAGTGCGCTATGTGGCTGGGTATGGAGACGACCCAAATGAGGTACCTGTGGCTATTCGCCAGGCCATCATGATGTTAGTAGGGCATATGTATGAGAACAGGGAAGGCCAGCCCACCGAAGTCAAATATCAGGCACAAATTACAGGCGCTTTACCCACTTCTGTGTATAAGCTGGCACACCCATATAGGGTGATGATGATATGAGCGCTGGGCGGCTACGGAAGCGGGTGACAATCCAGCGAAGCGTGCGGGTTGATGATGGCTATGGCGGGAGCCAGGTGGTTTGGGAAGACGTGGGTAAAGTGTGGGCGGCAGTGGAGCCGCTGAGAGGGTCGGAGCGATATGCGGCCCAGCAAGTGAAAAACGACCTGAGCCACAGGGTACTGATGAGATACAGGCCAGGGATCACGCCACAGATGAGGCTGGTGCTAAATGACAGAGTGCTAAACATTGAAGCGGTCATAAACGTGGAGGAGCGCAACCGCTGGTTGGAACTGCTATGTCGGGAGGTGGTCACTGATGGCTAAAATCTCGGTGCGAATCGAGGGTATAAAGGAAACTGTGGCGGAGATCAGCTTGCGAGACAAGCGGGTGCGGGAAGCCGTTAAGCACCAGGTTGGCGAATCTGCTTTAAAAATTCAAGAGGAGGCCAAAAAGCGTGCGCCAGTCGATACTGGGGCGCTGAGGAATTCCATCACGGTGGATTTTTATGAGCAGGGACTTGCGGCACAAATCGGCCCCCATATGCCATATGCTCCATATGTAGAACACGGCACCAGGAAAATGGCGGCAAGGCCATTTCTTGGCCCAGCTTTTGAGGCTGAGCGGCCAAGATTCGAGAAAGGCATACAAAAAGCCATCAAGGGGGCTATCGAATGAAGTCCCCACTTTTAAATTTGCAGGGGGCTGTATATAACAGGCTGAAGGACGCACTAAGTTGTCCAGTCTATGACGATGTACCTGATGGGGCGGCCATGCCATACGTCACAATAGGCGAGGACACTGCCCTGGATTGGAGTACCAAGCCACAGCCTGGCATGGAGATCACCCAAACCTTGCACGTATGGAGTGCTTACCCTGGCATGGCTGAGGTTAAACGGATCATTGACGAAGCGATACAAGCGATAGTAAACGCCGCATTTGACATAGACGGGTTTTTTGTCGTGGCGGCTCAGCTCGACATGGTTGATGTGTTGAGAGACCCTGAGGGCTACAGGCACGGGGTTATTAGATTCAGATTTAGGACATTGGAGGTGGCATAAATGGCTGTTCGTGGCGTGGATGTGCTGGTTTATGTGAATCTTGGCGATGATGAAACGCCTGACTGGCAACCTGTTGCAGGCCAGCGTGGAGCAACGCTGACCGAAGAAGTAGAAACGATGGATTTGACAAACAAAAGCTCCCCTGAAGGAACAAGAGAGGAAGAGCCGACCATATACGCTTGGAGCTTGTCTTGTGATGGCGTATACATTAAAGATGACCAGGCTTTGCAGTTGCTTAAACAGACCATCAGGCAACGGGGCAAAGTCAAAGTACGTTTGCAAGAGCAAGGGCAATTTACGGAGGAAGGCTTGGCGATCGTACTGAGCTTAGAGCGTGACTTTCCCTATGATGATGTTTCCACATACACAATGGAGTTGCAGGGAGTCGGGCCGCTGACTACAGTGACGGAGTGATGAGGTGAGAAAATGGCGAAACCGTTTGTAACGATAGACCTAGACAAGCCAAGAAAACTGCGCTACGGAATGAACCAGCTCATTCAGCTTGAAGAAGCGCTGGGGGTTTCAGTATCGGAAATCAACAAAGTACCCATGGGGCTGAAAGAGTTGAGGGTGTTTTTATGGGTGGGCTTGTCTTGGGAAGACCCAGACCTGACGCTAGAAAAGGCTGGGGAGCTGGCCGATGAGGCTGAGGATTTAACGTATGTTGCGGAGAAGATCGGCGAGGCTTTAGCCGCTTCATTCGGCGGCGAGGAAAAAAAGAAGAAGGGGCCGGCGGCGAAAAGTGGAACTGGGAAGAAGTCTTAAAGGTCGCTACTGGCCCGCTCGGCTTGAGCATAGCAGAGTTTTGGAGCTTGACACCAGCAGAGCTTAACTTGCTGGTGGAAGGCTACAATATGCGGCAAGAGCTACGTTATCACGAACTAATCACCCAAGCCTGGGTTACGGCCAATCTCATGCGGCGGAAGAAAATGCCTAGCTTAAAAAGCCTGCTGAGGTCAAACGTGAAGAAAGATGTTGACCAGGCAAGGCAAGACTTTGAGGAGCTTTTAAAACGGAGTGGTGCAAATGGCTGAGGTAGGTAACATTTTTGTCCGAATTGGGGCCAATATTGACAGCTTTAAGCGGGCCATGAAAGATGTGGAAGCACAAATAAAGCAGGTAGAGGATAGTTTTGACGGGCTAACCTCTATTGGTGACAGGCTGACAGACGCTGGGAAAGCACTAACGGCTGGCATTACCGTGCCGCTGGCGGCGGTAGGAGGAGCGGCGCTTAAAACGGCCATTGACTTTGAAAGTGCCTTTGCCGGAGTGCGGAAGACAGTGGATGCTTCCGAGGAGACTTTGGCCAGTCTGCGGGAAGAGATCAGGCAGATGGCCAAAGAAATGCCTGCCTCAGCCGTTGAAATTGCTGGCGTGGCCGAGGCGGCTGGCCAGCTTGGCATACAGACGGAGAACATCTTGGACTTTACAAGAGTTATGATTAACATGGGCGTGGCCACCAACATGACGGCTGAGGAAGCGGCAACAGCCCTTGCACGGTTGGCCAATATCACACAAATGCCCCAGGAGCAGTTTGACAGGCTGGGGTCTACTGTCGTGGCCTTGGGTAACAACTTGGCTACCACCGAAGCGGAAATTGTGGAAATGGCTTTAAGGATTGCCGGTGCCGGGGCACAGGTAGGCTTGACGGAAGCACAGATTTTAAGCTTTGCCGGTGCCCTGTCTAGTGTGGGTATTGCCGCTGAGGCGGGCGGATCGTCAATATCCAGGGTAATGATTACCATAGCCAACGCTGTCCAAGAGGGCGGCGATCAATTAGCGCTGTTTGCCAAGGTGGCTGGCATGTCGGTTAGCGATTTTAGAAAGGCTTTTGAAGAAGATGCGGCAATGGCCATCATTGCGTTTATTGAAGGGCTTGGCCGCATGAGCGAGGCCGGGGAAAACGTGTTTGCCGTCCTGGAGGATTTAGGCTTATCGGAGATTATAGTGCGGGACACTTTGCTGAGGGCCGCTGGGGCTGGCGATTTGTTCAGGGAGTCGATTGAGCTTGGTAATAAGGCCTGGGAGGAAAACATTGCGCTAACCAAGGAAGCCGAACAGCGGTATAACACAACAGAATCACAACTAACCATTTTGTGGAACAGGATCAAAGATGTGGGGATCACGTTAGGAGACGCACTCATACCTGTTTTATTAGACTTCATAGACGCACTTCAGCCAGTTATTGACGCTATAGCGAGGGCGGCGGAGTGGTTTGCGGCGCTCGACCCAGCGGTGAGAAACGTGATCCTGGTCATTACAGGCATTGTGGCCGCTTTGGGACCGGCGCTGATTGCGTTTGGGTCGTTACTCAACGCTATTTCTACCATTGCGGCTTTTCTGCCCACACTAAAAGGGTTGTTCTTAGCGTTGACGGGGCCGATCGGGTTGGTTATTGCGGCTGTTGCAGGGCTTGCGGCAATCGCATTTATTGTTTATCGGAACTGGGACAGCATTGTAACGTGGCTTAAAGAGACGTGGGAGAACCTGAAAGCTTGGGCCTCTTCCATCTTTGAATCTCTAAGCCAAACTTTTGACCGTGTGGTGGCCTGGCTGTCGGACACATGGAACAATTTTAAGGAAGGGGCCATTTATGTCTTTGAGCAGGTCGTGGACTATTTCAAAGAGCTACCGGGCCGAATCATGAGTTTTTTAAGCGACCTGCCTGAACGCATGGCGTACTGGGCAGGTTACTTAGTCGGTCAAGTTATTAAGTTTTTTGCGGAGCTACCAGGCAAAGTATTAGAGTTTTTAAGGCAGATGGTAAACAACGTCATTACCCGCTTCAAAGAAGCATATCGCTGGGGGACTGAGCTAACCAAGACGCTCATAAACAGGGTGATCGAGTTTTTCCGAGGACTGCCAGGCAGAGTGGCCAACTTTGTGCGGGATATGGCCAGTCGTATTTCCACCTGGTTTAGCCAGGCAAGAGACTGGGCCATTTCCAGGGCCAGTGAGCTTATAAACAGGGTGTCGGAATGGTTTAAGAACTTGCCAGGCAGGATAACGTCTTATCTTTCTTCCTTGCCAGGCAGGGTGGGTAGCATTTTTAGCAATGTGTGGAGCGCTATTTGGAATCGCATTAAGAGCTGGCCCAGCAAGCTGTGGCAAAAGGCCAAACAGATTGCAAGCAACTTTTGGGAGGGCTTCAAGAAAGGGCTGGGCATTTCCAGTCCGTCCTATGTTGAACGGGCGTTTATGGCGATTGGGGAGCAGGCTGAGGCTACTATGGCCCAATTGCGGCGCATAGCGCCAAGGATGAGGCCGATCATGGCCAAACTGGCCAGCCCTGCGCTTGCGGTGGCTGATACTGCGGCGGTGTTCGCACCAACAGAGGAAAGCCTGGCTATTAACGGCAGGTATGAAATCGTGTTGATGTTGGACGGCAGAGAAGTGGCACGCACGACAGCACCCTATCTAGGCGATGAGCTAGAGCGACAGCGGCGGATTTTTAGCAGGGCGAGGGGTGAACGTTGATGATCGTTAACGGCGTGGATTTAAGCGGGCTGATGAAAATTAGGCAGGTTAACCGACAGCTTGCCCCCAGCATTGACAACATCATTTTTGACGTGCCAGGTCGGCATGGGGCTTACCATGTCCGAAACGTGCGGAAAATGCGGCGGATCGAAGTGGATTTTGTCATAGTTGGGGACAGCGTAGAGGATAGAGTGGAAAAGGCGCACATGCTAGCCTCGCATATAGCGAAAGAGAACGACCTAACACTGGTCTTTCCTGACGAACCCGACAGGATGTATATTGGGTCCCTATCAGGCGAGACCAGCTTGGATGAGATACGACACACTGCCCAGGGCGTGCTGGTGTTTGTTTGCGCTGATCCCTATGCTATTGCCACAGACGAATCAACAGGCGTTTTTGATTCCAACGGCGAGCTGACAGCCATAAACGAAGGTAGCGCTGAGACGTTCCCCAAATTTACGCTGGTGTTTACAGCACCCACCACTCACTGCGAGATCATAAACCACAGCGTGACAGACCCACTGACAGGCACGCCTCAGGCCGTACGGCTGGGCGTTCCGCTCGATGTGGAGCAAACACCAGTCGACCCACAGACGCTGGTTTTGCATGACACGATGGGAAGCACCAGCGGGTGGCAAGCGGGCGTAAGTGTGGATGGTGGAGTGATTGCGGGGCAAATGGCTTCAGACGGCCAGCGATTTTATGCCAGCAGTTTTGGCACGGGATCGGAATGGCACGGGCCAGCTTTGCGGCGTATTCTAGCTAACCCAATCCAAGACTTTATGGTGGAAGCCAAAATAAGGCTTAACAACCTGGTCGGCCAGTCGGGGCGGGTAGAGGTTTACCTTTTCGATCAAACCGACACCGCTATAGGTAAAGTGGCGCTTAAAGACAATAAGTCTAATAGTCGGCTCAACTATTTTGAAGCCAGGGCTGGCCGCTTGGTAGACGGCACATACTTTGTGGCCGAGGCTGGCGATAACCCAGGGGTATGGAACAATTTCGACGGAGTTTTGCAAATTGAACGGATCGGGAACCGCTGGCGGGCGTATATTGCTAAAATAGCGGCAGACGGCACGCACTATGCAAGACGTACCCGCTTCTTTACGGACTCTTTGGGACAATATATGAGCGCTTTGGCCAGTGTCCAGGTGCATATTGGTGTTGGGGCTAACTATGAGCCTTGCGACATGCACATCAGCGAGCTTAAAGTGTATCGGATCAACCAAGTCGATGAAAAGCAAGAAGCGCCATATATTGCCTATCCTGGCGATGTGATTGAAGTGGACTGCGGCTTGAATCGAGTCACTCGCAACGGGGCTGTGGTCAATCAGATCATAGCGCTGGAAAATCAGTTTTTCCCACTGCGGAGTGGGGCAAATCAACTGGAAATATTCCCTAAAGACGTAGCAGGTGTGCAGGTGGCTTGGCGAAACCGCTGGCTATAAGGGGGTGCGACAGTTTTGACGCAAATTTTTATTTTTGACAAAGACGATAACTTGCGGCTTGTATTAGAGCCAAAGACACACGTTAGTCCTGATAAGGTTGAACGGCCTCTAATCTATGTCAACGGAGTATATGTGGAGGAGCTAAACGGCCAGGAGACGTTGGAGTTTGAAGTGCCATACACGGAAAACGATAATGACGTGGCCTGGATTGAAGGAGACGGCAGGGCGGTTATACGAAACCAGGACGGCGATTTTGTAGAGTTTATCATTAGGCAAGTAGATGATACAGACAGCCATGAGGGGCTAGTGAAAAGAGTCTTTTGCGAGTCGGCAGAATATGAGTTAAATGATGAGTATCTGACAGGCTATGCTCCAAGCCAGCCAGTCACGCTGAGGACTGCCCTGGAAGCGCTTTTACAGGG